GACGTAATTAAAACAGAACTAATTTAAAAAAATGGCAATAACCGTAAAAGGACACCGAGTATTACTCAATCGTCCAGCAAGAGAAGAAAGATTAATCCAACTGACTCCCGAGATGGAGGAAGAGATGAACATCCAAGAGTTAAAGAAGTTAAAGCACTTGGAAGTTTACGCAGTCGGAGAAGAAGTAACCAGCATAAAAGTAGGAGACTTCGTTTATGTAAACATGATGTACCTTCAGTCAGCAGAGTTAGTTGACGTAGAAGGGGAAGAAAAGATCATGGTAAATGATAGAGATATCGCTATTGTTTGGTAATTAAAATAAAAAGATATGTTATTCTATTATACAGAAAAAGAAAAAGTAGAGAGTGGGGAGGAGATGGAGTTAATCATTAAGAAAGGCTTCTCTTTTAATCTTCACAAAGTTCTTATGACTTACCCTACAGAGAATGGCTTAGCTGTTGTCTTAGAAGGTAACGCTGATAAGCTCAACCCTGTAGATTACCAATACAAGATTGATCCTGCAACTAAGCAAAAAGTTCCAGTAAAAATCACTAAATTTGAAATCACAAGTGAGCCAATCGTAGTAGAGCTGAAAGTAAAAGAAGAAATTCTTGCATTCTTAGCTGCTACAGGAGGACCACAAGCGATTTAATCATAGTTTTAGTTTATTTAGTTTTAGTTATTTAGTTATTAGTTTACCAACCAAAAGAAAAAGGGGCTCTTAATAGGGCCCCTTTTCTTTTACAATCTTATTACTCTTGGATGTTCTAGTCCATTTGCTATGACGACATCTAATCCTAGTATACTTTCTATTATAACATCGTCTTCTTCTTCTATTCCCATTTCTTTTAGAAGGGTTTCAAACTGATCTTCTGTAAGCAATACTACATTAGGTCTTACTGCTAACCCATCCTTTTCTGATTCCAAATAGAATTGGTTTATAAGTTTATCTATATCTGCTAACGTAATCATCTTAATTTTATTTATAATTATTTAAAGCGAATATAAAACGAATATATTAAATCCGTATCTTTTTCTACTAAATCAAATGAAACTCCTGGATACCCTGGACCAAAGTTATTCATTATCCACTTAGAAGAGCCGTACATAGACAACACATTCCTGTATCTAAACTTATATACTTGTTGCATACTCTCTGTATGTAGGTCACCTTTTACTACTGAGATATTCTTATTCTCTCCTAATTTATGGTGATCTATATACTTATTAAGGAAGTTTTCTGCCTTTTCGTTTAAGAAAAGGGGAAGACCGTGCTTAAGATCTTCAGAATCTTTTCCATGAGTGAAGATAAACGTGTGTTTGCCATAGTCAAAATGTTCTAAGAACCTCTCCATAATTGTTACTTTAATAAATGGATAGGCTGTATTCAAATATAAACATAACGCTTGGTTAGTTATGTAGCCAAAAGAACCTGAGTGGTTATCTTCTGTCTGCATAATAGCGTGTATGTTATTTGCTAGATTCTTCTCTACTAAAGAGTCAAAGAATCTCTTGTGAGCATAAAGGTAAGTCATAAATGACTCTTTATTACTCATATTCTGGGGAAGAGCATGACCACCTCTGGTAGTCTGACCATTCCAACCATCTAAAGAGTCGCCTAAATCACAAATAAACAGATCTTCTAATCTACCAAAGTTCTTTGCTTGTCTCTCTATCTCATCTAATACCTTCATCATTCGTACTTCAAAGATATCTTCGTTATACTCATTAGAATAAATAGCATTAGGATGAGTAAGTGCTCCTACATGTTTGTCACTCATGTAAACAAACAAAGCCTTTTTAGAGGCTACAGGAGACTTTCTAGGTATTGGGTACGGAGTTAGGTTAGATTTTAGGAAAACCTCTCTTAGAACGGCTTCTATGTCTTGTGGAAGAGTATCTTCAGGCTTTATAGAAGCAAATAAGGCTGACACTAGCCAGCCTGATTGTTTTTCTTTACTCCAATATTGTACTAAACGCCACTTTGTAGTGTCGATTTTATGAATCTTAATGATCTCCTCAGCAGATCTGGGTTGTTCAGAAACTAGTTTAGATACTTCTAAAGTACCTCTATCTAAGTTTTCATCATAACTTCCTAAAATTTGAGCAGGTTGAGGAGCAATAACACTTAAAGGTTGATTACTATTTAGCTTAGCTAAAGCAGTTCTCTTTAAGTCTCGAACTCGCTTAGATCTTAACTGACTAGGATCTTGTGGATAGTAGTCAAAACGATTAGCAACCTCTAAGGCTGATTCGTCTGTGTTTGGATTATCCATATAGTGCTGGATAATCTGTTTAGAGATTGGCATCATAGGCAAAGAGTTATAAAATCAACCCTATGGTTAACAAAACTATAGCAAATAATCCGCCTTTCAAAACTTTGTTTAAAGTTTTAATAGTTTCTTGTTGAGCTTTTACCTTGGTATCAAGACGAACTATCTCTACTTTAGCGGTATCTAGAGCCTTCTGGTAGTTAGGAATTAAAGAATCTTTATAGTATACTAACTGCATACTATCAGTCTTAATAATCTTTTTAAGACTTACTACTCTTTCACGTGCTTGAATTCCCTTAAGGAATTCGTTATTCAACTCCTTTAGCGGTAAGCTGTCTAGAGATTGTGAGTAGATATTTTGTGCCGTCAATATCAGGCATAGTGTCAATAGCAATCTGAATTGTGTCATACTTAAGGGTGATTTTTTCGTAGTTGTGATACTCCTCGTGCTTAATATGCTCTAAAGAATCTATCTTTTCAAAGTAAGTGTCGTTAGCTTTGTCTATAGAATCAATGAAAGATATTACTTGATTGGTATCTTGTTCTTGTACATACTCGTACTTAAAAAGTAAGTAAGCGATTATGAAGATAAGAACAAAGTTGAGTTTAAGAGAAAAGTTTTTCATTAATCTTTCTTATCGTGGTTGAATTTGTGCTGATCTATCTTTTCTAAGATTTCAGACAGAACACTATTGCTTATGACTCCTACTGTATGTGCATTCTTAAGGGCACTAATTAGTTGGAAAACAATAAATGGAGCACAGAATGTCTCTGATAACCAGAATGTACCATCAAAACCTTTCTCTACCATTAAGATAACGGAGAGAATCATAACCCATGCAAACAAGGTCTGAAGAACTTTCATCGCTTTTCTTGTCTGAAAACCTACTTTCTTAGTACCTGCCCATACACCAAAGAAACCATCTACAAATACAACAGCAACAACCGCTAAGTATTGTTCTGCATTATCTGCAGTTAGATTTAAAAAATATGTGCCCAAGAAGGCACATACTGTAGTGAAAGTTACTAAAAGAGTCTTCATCAATTAAGCGTAGTAAGCGATTACAGAGCCTGAAGAAAGAGTTATAGAAGAGATAGTTGTTCCTTGAGGAACAGTAATTTTACTTAAAGTTGCTAATGTAACTCCAGTTAAACCTAAACTTGTCATCAAGCTGTTACCATTTTGATCCAAGATATCACTAACTGCAGCAGCAGAGTTAACTACAAAGTATTGGAAAGATCCTGTTACAGGACTAGTACCACTAATTACTTTAGAACCTTTAAGACCTACATTGTCTCCAATGCAGCATACAATTGATTCAATGTGACGAAGCCTTCTGGCTTGTTCTTTGAGCAAATCATTATTTTCCATAATTTTTTATATTATCTATTCGACATTACGTCCGACCTAAGTCCGATCTATACAAATTTAATTTAATTAAAAATAAAGTCAAGGGATAAAGACTTACTCTTCAATATCATAATCGCTAGCATCTGGGTTAACATCTAATCCTTTTCTATCTCCTAAAATATTCATAAATGGATAAGCAAAAGAGACATCATCTTTGATTTTACCTTCTCTATACTCTGTAATTCGTTTCTTAAATTTTTCAGTAAGCTTAGCTGCTTTATCTTTAATAGATTGGGGAACAGGTCTGCCCTGAGAAACATAGATTGCAGCATCTGCTCTTAATTCTTTAATTGCTTTTTTATAAAGTTTTCTTTCTTGTGCAATAAAAGTTCTACTAGGCATCAACTCTAATCCGGTATGATCTTTTGTAAATCTTGTACGTAACTCTTTTGTATAAGTCTTAGGAGAATAGTCATTGTATGCTCTGTTCTGGAATTCTACAGATTTAGGACCAATAAAAATTCCTCGTAAACCAAGAGCTTGGATAGCTAAGACAGCTTGTCCTATTCTTCCTGCCTCCATTGGATGTGTTTTATCCCAATCAATCTTTGAGGAGTTTGGTCTGTATTTGTAATAGGGCTCACTTAACCACAGATCATCGTCTGTAAGAAACTTTCTCCACACACTAAAAGGTCCTAAAGCTGCCCAACCAATCTTTTCAAAGATACTTACTCCGTTAGCTTGCTCTGCAATGTATGTAAAAGCCATTTCATTCATTCCCCAAAGGGTAAACACACCTTCTGCTTCGTTAGTAATTCTCTTAAGTCCTAAACAAACATAGTCTTTCCAGTCAGCTTCTGCATCTTCCTCACAGTTTAATCTCAGAGACATCTGAACTATCAAGTTAGCTAAAACTGTATAAGAAGCTAACTGAACAGCAAATTGTTTTAATCCCGCCTTATCCACTTCAGAGGTATACTTCCAAGTACTAAATGCATTTCCATTATCGTAATATACTACATCTTTTAAGAATCTTAGAGCTGCTCTGTGAGATCCTATGGTCTTAATTCCTGCTCCATAATGAATAGTTTCTGATCCCCAAGTAGACTTAAGGTCAGGAATTACCCATTTCTTTAAGAATAATAAAGAACGATAAGTTGCATACTTTGTAGCAGTAGGCTGAGCTTCAGGAGAATAAATACCCTGAGCACGCTCATTAGCTAATTGTATTTCTTTTCTAACTCTCTTAATTAATGCATCAGGCACCTCTAAGTTTGCCTTTGGTTTAATCACACCATCTACCATCTCAAATGCATCCTTTAAAGGCACTGTCATTTGAGAATCTTTGTATTTGACTCTATATTTATTTAAAAAGGCATAAGTAGTAACAGCTGAGATATCGAATTCAGTAAAGTCTCTAAGAGTTGAAACAGCTTTCCAAACCTTTCCATACTTTACAAGGCCTTTATTGTTGATCTCACTAGCCTGATTAGCAATAGATTGTGTACCTGTAAAGTAATCAACTAAAGAAACTCTAAAAGGTTTAGCTCCAAACTGGTTATAACCTGTATAAAACTCTTTAGCGATACCTAAAGTATCACCTACTGCTTTAGCCATGTCCTTTGCAGTTATATGATAGAATCCAAGTTGAGAGAATATTTTTAAGTAACCATTAGTCCAGTTTTGCGGAAGACTAATAAGGTTAAATCCTAATGTTTTAAATCCTGCTAAACTTGTTACCCCAGAAAAAATACTATTAAACTTTCTTAAAGCAATAGAATTGTTTTTATCTGAGAGCACTTTACCATAAAGTTCACGGTCAATTAAGTCATTGACAACATTCACCGCTCTAGTTTCCCCTCCTTGAGCCTTACTAAGAACTTCTTCCATAGTAAGTACAGTAGATTGATACTTACGCATTATCTTAAACCGTTCTGAAGACGTAGCGTAAGATGCCATGGCAGTCATAATATCATAAGACTGTTCTTCTAAAGGAAGAGTACGAGCATAACGATTAAATAGTCTACGAGAAGTTTTTACTACAGGATCTCCAAAAGCATCTGTCTGATAAGCATCTCCATAGATATCATCCTCGTCAGAGAAGTTCTCCAAGTTTCCTGTAAAGTAACCTTTAATAGAATTAAAAAACTGTTTAACAGTATTAGCTTTCAGTTTAATTAAGTCTATAAACTCACCTCGTGTTTTTCTAATACCAGGAATAAGATCTCCTAGCTTATCTTTCTGATACAGGCCTTCTTGACTTCTATAATGAAGTTCTCGCATACGAGCTAATATCTTTTTCTGCTTAGCAGTTAAGGAATTATAGCCTGCATTGTAAAACTCTCCTCCTGTAACTGGCTTAAAAGTAACCTCTCCTGGTTTATAATTAGGATTTTTAAACTCCTGATTAACAACAGCTTTATACCATAAAGAAGAAGGTACATCTTTTTCAAAGTATTTAGGGTCATTAGGTACAGTGACCCTCCACATAAACAAAGGCTCCTGTACTTCTACCACAGAACGTAATTCAGGACTGTATCTAAATTTTGTAATATGATTATCCTTGTACCAATCTGAGTTTTTAAACTTTGCATTAACAAGAGCCTCTATAGATTTTTGGTCTAAGTCAGGATTTTCTGCAGTAACTTGAGAACGAAGAGTATCTAATTGTGTTTGTACCGCACTATTGTAATACTCTGAATTTACATTAGACTGTAATTCCTGTAACTCGCTTATTAGATCTGCTAATTTGTCTTTAACCTCTTGAGGTAAAGGACTATTCTTCTTTAATAAAGCTTTTACAGATTCGATCTTTTCCTCGATTTCTTTTGCTTTAGCTACTTGTCCAGTTGTAATATTAGAAGGATCATAAGCTCCGTCCTTGTCTTTGTTTCCTGAAAGAAGATTAAATAAATCAGAATAAAGATCTTCTAAAGATCCTCTCTCCTTAAGCAAAGATTGAATTTGGTCTAATATATCTTGTCTTGTATCGTAAAACTCTTGAGTATAGGTAGACTTGGTATAAACCGATGCCCACTTATTGTATGCATCGTAAGCTGCCTGTCTTTGTGCAGGAGTCTTTGCTGCTGCTAATGACTTAGCAAGGATTTGCTTTTTATCAGCAAGCATTTTGTTGAATACTGCCTTACTATCATCAGTTAATACGTAACTAATTACTTTAGCATTTCTCTTGTCTTCTTTCCACTTTTTGATTGCTAATGCGTCTTCATACTCTTTACCCTGTTTTAATTCTCCAGAGTCAGTATACAACCTTTCAAGATCTGATAACTCTTTTTGTTTATCTCTAAGTCTTTCTAATGTATCATTATCTAATTCTCCTGTTCCAAACTCTTCTCTAATAGCAGCTAATTCTTGGAATAAACGGTTTCTCCTTTCTTTGATGTCATCAGGTAATCCTTTTTGAATCTCATAGTACTCGTCTGTAAAAGGACGTTCTGTATACTCTTCGTAAAACTTCTTAAGGTCTTCTTCCGCCTTATCTTGAATCTCTTGAGTAGCCCCATATTCTATAAGGTATTTTAATTCTGTTACCCTGTTTCTAAGTTCTACTGTTTTAACCTCTGTATTTAAGGAAAGAACCTTTTTAGTCTTAATTAAAATCCCATCTACTACCTCATACAAGAAAGTCTCCCTTATATAAGGTTTAAAAAAGTCTTTTGTTTTTATAGCTGAGCCAAGAAAACCTCCCTCACTCTCAGCTACTTCGTCCATTAATTGCTGCCAATCTCTTGCAACAGGTTTTAAGTTTTCCTGAAATTCGTTATTTATATCCCTTATGTAGTTTGCAATTAATTGGACTCCTGGGTTTTTAGTAGACATAGCAGAGTCTACAGCTAAGTACCAGAAGGAATCTTTGTTTGCTAGAAACTTTGCAATATTCTCAGGAGTCGGCAAACTATTCTTCTTCTCTAGTTCTAAATCTTTAATTCGTTTAATAATACTAGGAGTCTGAGTTCTCTTTTTTAAAGCAGCAATATCTCGATCATACTGTTCTTCTAAACTCTTTGATTGGCTAGCAAGTGTACTAGCTAACTCATTTATTACTGGACCTTGTATACTGTTTTTATGTTTGTCTTGTATAGACTTAATAGCAGCTTCAATCCAAGACAAATTCTTCATAAAAGAATTCTGAGCAATAGATCTGTCTAACTCTTCTAGAGCTTTTGTATTAAACAATTCTTTAATCTTATTTACATGTTTTTGTATAGCTAAAGATTGTTTGTAGGCTCTATGTAAGTCACCCAATTTCTTACCAGGAGGAATATCAGGATTATCTAAGATATTATTTAAGTGCCGGATTAAACCTTGCAAGTAAATAGAATTATACTGAAAGTAGTCTGCTAATTCTAAAACAGAAGCTGCAACATCTTCTTTAGTAGTGATTTCTTTTACATCTTTGATAGCCGCTAATGCTCTCTGTAAAGACTCGCTGCCTAAACCAAGGTACCTGTTTGTATCTAAAATAGATTTAAATTCTTTATCAGAGATAGCAGAAACTATAGTCTGTATTTTCTCTGAATAATTTTGGAACTCAAAGGGAGCATCTGGACTAGTGTGTACATATTGAGTTAATGCGTCTACTTGTTCTTCAGGAATTAACCGTTGGAACATATAGTCTGCAACAGTAGAGTTTGTAGGTAAGACTTCAAAAATGTTTTTAGGGTCTACCAATGAGTCTACTAAATTAGACATATTACTAGTCTGACTTGCTTTTGCATTAAAAGTTTTAAGAAGACCTTTAAACCAATCAAATATTTTATCAAACAGACTTCTGTTAGCTTTTACGGCTGCTTGCCTTCCTAACTCGGTCACAATAACTTCTTCCCAAAAAGCTTCACTGCCCTCGTATTCTGGATATGCAGAAGTAACAAAAGCATAGGAAGAAGAAGTAGGACTTTCGTTATGTAGTTGCTCTACTTCTTGTTTAAGTTGCTCAAATAATTCAGGATTACTTTCTCTGATTCCTCGTACAACAAAGTGACCAAATTCATGCCATGGAGTATCTTCTTTAATTAAGTCAGGATTAACTTCTATCTCTCCTGTAGAAAGATTTACTCTTGCTGCCTCTGTTAAAGTGTTATTCCACTTCCAAGTTACTCCTGGAAATCTTGCAGCAAGCTTATCTAGGACTTGCGTATAAGCCTTTATGTTAGGACTTTTTAAAGATTGCTTAAGACTAAAACTTCTTTGGAACAGTAAACCATTTAAAGGTAATACCTCGCCATCAATCAACAGTTCATTTGCTGACTGAAGCTTCTCCATAATATCTGCTCTCTCTTTGCCTAAGTTTTCTTGTATATCAAACAACTCTAACTCTGCTCTCATCTCCTCTTCCTCCAATGACTCAATAGCTTCTAAGAAAGGAATTGTATATCTACCACTTAAGTCAAACTCAATTAACATCTGACCATTATAGAGCTCTCTTAAGTTTGCAGGAGGATTGTAGGACACAAGAGGAAACATTGCATTGATGCTCTCCTTTAGTCTTAATCCATAACTATATAAAGCAGCAGGAGACTTTATATTTTCTGTTTGACTTAGATAGATTCGATTTCCATTAATAAATACAGATTTTCTACCCTCAATAGTAGGAAGAATTTCTTGTAAATGTTTTGCAGCAATGTGTCTTCTCTTTTCTGCAAGAGATAGTTTCCAATATTCAGGATCTTTTTGTATCTCTTTTAAGAAGTCATACTGCTTTTCTACCCTAATAAATCTGTCAGCCAAAGATTTAATATCTTTTTTATCAGCTATACTAGTCTGCTTTGCAAGATTATAGTATTTAGCAGGGACTTCTCCTTGGTACTTATCCCAGAGATAGTAAGCATAGTCTGGGACAATAGATTGAAGAGACTCAAACTGAGCTTTTATAGAAGGGTCTGATAGGTTAGGGCAAAACATAGTTAATGGCTTAATACAAATATAGTTTAATTAGCAGTTTTTACTCAGTTCTGAGTTTAATTTACGTAAGGATGCAAAAGAGTCCTCCAACAAAGATTTAGTCTCTGTCTCAAAATCAAGAGTTAGTTGTTCAGCTACAGCACTAGATGCTAGTGGTTGTGCAGACTGGTCCTTAGTTAACTCTTCAATATTAGACTCAGTTAAATCCACACTGTTAGGTCTAGACAATACATAGTCTTTATAGTATGATAAAGATACTGGCTGATTAGCTTTTCTAAACTCAGGATGATTTTCGTTAAATCTCTTAACAAAATCTGTTAAGAAACCTGACTCTCCAAAATTTTCAAGCATAGAATCTAACTCAGAAGAGAATTTGTTAAGTACATCAGTCATCGGAAGAGTGTAGATAGATTCAGGAATCAAAGGCAAGTAAGAATCAAACCTCTTATTTAATTGAGAACCTATAATACCTGCATAAGCAAATGCTTTAAAGAATCCTTGCATATCCCCAATAAGGTTTGCATCTGCTTCTTTGGTAGGATCAAGTGCTGGATTAGACCAGTTAAATCCTTGTTCAAATGCTTCCTTATACATATCTACAGAGTAGTCTAAGTCTGTATCTAATACACCTGTTCTGATATACTTAGAATTTTTATCAGAAGAGACAGTCATGATATCAAACATAATGTTATCTGCCTCAATACCTCTAGCTTTAAGTCTAGACTTAAGGTTGATAAACATAGCACCTATGTTTCCAGGATTAGTTTTGTCTACATAAGTCTCAAACTTGGATGCTTCAGGTACGTTATTGATGAACAAAGTATATAGTAAGTCGTTCTTAAATGTTCTAGAGAACCTATCATAGTCTAATCTTCTATTAACTTCTTTTACTTTAGCAAACTCTGAGAGTATTTTATTTGTAAGAGCTGAGTTAGCTGATACAGGGAATACTTCTACAAACTTATCTAATACTTCTTGTTGTACTTGGAATGGAGATACGACAGTATTAGAGATAATATCTTGTAGACCTTTTTTGTTAAAGATTTTAGATTTGTCTCCTGTTTCTTTAAGGTAAGGAATTAAGTCAATTACATTAGAACGGAAAGACTCAAAGTTCTGAGGAGAGAAAGTATCATAGTCAGTAGACAAAGATACAGTTGCTAAGTCTCTTGCCTGATCTTCCAACTCTAAGAACTGGACAAACCTACGTAACTCACCCAAAGAACCTTCCTCAGTAAGCAACAACTTGGCAGCAGTAGTTCTCTCTACATTTCCAAATAAATGCTTAAGAACAGTATTCTTAAGTTTATTTCTAGAGTAGTTACCATACTTGTCTTCGGACTGCTTTAAAAGATCAATTACAATATTTCCTTGAGGCGCATTCTCTCTAATACTATCTAGGATACTATTTAAGTCTTTTCCTTTTGAGTAAGAGATAATAGCAGGAGTCATGTTAATTAACTTAACAATATCATTAAATCTTGTACCTGCCATAAGCACATAGTTAACGATAGGAGTAACTACGTTGTTCAAGTTAATTCGTGCAATACCGTCATTCTTTTCGATATCTACGTGTGCACTAATCATCTGACCTGACAAGTAAGAAATACGCTTACCATCTACATCATTTATCTCACTGAAATTTATGTAACCTTCTGGAGTTCTGTTAGAATCAAGTAAGTAGTTTCGTGTTCCTAATTCATCTTCTCTATAGAAGGTAGTCTTCTGAAGCATTGAGTGGAATACGTTATTCTTAGCATCTGTACCCAAAGAAGTCTTATACGTATTCAAAGAGAATACATATAACTGATAGAGAGGACTTACAATGTTAGTAAGAGAAGCCATTTTACGTTCATCTAAATCGCCAAAATCAGTTACTGCTTGAGCAATACTACTAATCTCGTTAGGAGTGATTAAGTCATTAAAGATCTCCACTTGAGATAACCTTTCCGAGATGTTAAGTAATAAAGCATTACTATAGTTTCCTCGTAAAGTCTTCAACTGGTCTTTAATTTCGTTAGTCTCATTAGACAAAGAACTTAACTCTTCATTGATCTCAGTTAACTCAGCTGATAAATCAGTAGCAAAGATCTCACCTAAAACAGCACGTAACTTAGAGATTCTTGTATTTATGGTATTTACTTTCTCTGACTTCTCAGTTTCTACACCCTTCTCTAAACGTTCTTTTAATTTGAGTAAGTCTGCTTCTGTAATAACTCCACTATCAGCCAATTCGTTTTCGTCAGCGTGCTTGTAAGATTTTAACTCTTCATAGAGCTGTGATATTCTAGTGGTAGGGTCAAATCCTCTCTTCTGAAGTATCTCGCCTAACTCTTGAATAAGGGCTCTCTTCTCATCTAGAATTTCTCTAAACAATTCTTTGTTTTCTTTAAGTCTAGATAACAAGTCATTCTTAATAGCAATACTTTCTTCAGGAGTTCTTTGAGTGGTACTCACAGTTCCATCACGTGCAATGGTAGGATCGTAACAGAATAGTTTATCAATATCATAGTCAGATCCAGACTTAACAACCATCTCATCAGGAACTAGGATAATCTCTCCTGATTCTTCAGGTAAGAACTCTACGATTTCAAAGTTCTCCATAGAGTTATATCCTTGACCTGGTACACGAATAGCTACCATAGCAAGTTGATTAGCATAAGTCTCTCTAAACCTAGGATTGTTTATAGCCTCGTTTAAGCGAGTCAAAGCTGTGTATGGATCAATAGGATTACCTTCAGCATCTAGTTTACCGATAGGTTGTCTATCTATTGGAGAAACAAGATTAAGCAAAGAATAATATCCTTTAGAGAAAGATACAATAGCCTCTGCTTTAGCAATCTTACCGTCTACGATATCATAGTATTTAAGTTTTCTACCTGGTCTAATTAAAGAAACAGGATACTGAACTCGTTGTGCACCAGGAAGTTTCTGACGAATGATTGCATTTTTAACGCTAGAAACAATAGCACTTTCCATAATAGTACGATCAATCATACTATCAAGATTGTGCATCAAACTGCCATCTTCTTTCAACTTAACTAAGTCTTTGGTACTTTCTGAAACATTCTTACGAGACATTTCTCGAATCAACATCTCCACCAACTTCTCTTTGTTGTCAAGTTGTTCTAGGAATTTAAGTTTATCAAAGCCAGTCAAGGACTCAATAATACCTTTATAGGCGTTGTACAATTCCATTTCTTCTTCTGTACGTACGTCTTTGTAAACAAGTTTACGGAACTGAGTACTGAAGATGCTATTAAAGTCATCTTTGTTTTCAATTAAAACTTGTTCTTTTAGATTTTTAAGATCAATAACTCCTGTAGCTGATGCTTTACCGTTTACTTCTCCTTTAGCATTAAATAACTTAACAGACTCAACAGTTTCAGACAACTTAGTGCCTGATTTATATACAGCGTAGTCTGCAGAAGAAGCATGAAGTTTTCCTAAGATAGAAGCTAATGCAGGATCAGCTATAATCTCCGAAGGAAGAATAGGCTTCATAGAATACTTATGACCTACAGGAACTGACTCCCCACTTTCTATCTTGTTATGTCCTGCATACTGTAGTTTCTTAATAGTAAACTTGTAGAAGGGTCCTTTGTTTAATTCAGCTTCAAGTTCTTCTGTAATAGCAGCAACTTGATAATCTTCTGCAGTCTCTAACTCTAAGTACTTCTTATAAATAGTATCTTGTCTCTTAAACTCTTGACTCATCTCAAAAGTAATACCTGTAGACAAAGCATAAAACTTACGGTAAAAGTCTAATGTACAGAAAGCTGCAGCATCTTGTTTAGCAGCATCTGTATTGTTTACATAAGCTTCTTTATTCTTACCATAAAACTTGCTTGCTTTTGCTGTAAGAGAATTTACAGGTTCGTCAGCTAATACTAGGTAAGAAATCTGATCAACATTAGCTCTGTTAGGATTTACTTTGATTCCTTTCTTACTAGCGTACGCTTGATATGCCTCTCTTTGAGACTGCATAGTCAAACCAGACTCACTAGAATTCAAGAAGTCTAAGTTTTGTTTATCAAGTGTAGGATAAGAACCAAATGCATTCCACATACTAAGACGTTTCTCAATATCTTTTGCATTCTTATAGTAATAAGGATGACCAAAGAATACTTTATGTTGCTCGATACGAGACACAAAAGAGAAAAAGTGATACTTAAGCAAATCTGTTTTACTAACAGGATACTCATTACCTAATACTTCTTCAGAGTAACTTGCTTGTTCAGAAATGTAACCTCGAAAAGCATTAAAGATTTCCTTTGCTTGTGGAATAGATTCAAATACATCAGATAAAGACTTTGTATTATCTGATACTTTGTACGCAGACAATAAAGCATTTCTTTGTTCGGAACTAAAAATTTTATGAAAGTAAGCAAGTTTAGGAGAACCATCGTCATCTATAGGCTTAATTGTAAAATTAGCAGACCCCTTAACTGTATTTGCTACTTCAGCATTGATTAAAGGTAAGATTCTTTCTTTAAAGAAACTGTATGGTATTTGTGGGGTTCCTGAAACAGCAAAAGGATCAGTCTCATTTTCTGAAACTGTAAATCCTAAATACTCTCTTAATCTGTTATCTAATACCAAACCCCTAGTGGTAGCCTTACCACTTAAACGGTTGATCTCTTCTATACCAGATTTTACAAAACCTACAATATCAGCAAAGTGTTTCTGTGATTCTTTAGAATCAATAGTCTTCTCACCCTCGTTTAATTCTTTAATACCCAATAAGTTACCTAGTTCTACTTTTCTTGGAGTTTCTTTTCCAAAAACCTTATCTGAAATACGCTTACCTGCAGAATTAAATAAGTATGATAAGATAAAAGATCCCCTAACATTAGGATTGTTTTCAGGATCTAAGTGAGGAAACTCTTTAATTACATCGTCTAAAGTAGGATACAGTTCACTATCATTCAACACACTAACTACCTTAGTCATGTAAGTGTGTTGGTTTACAGACCAGATTTGTTTCTGTGCTGCATTGTAACGCATATCATTAACATACTGAGGATTTGCATCTACTTCGTACTGGATGATACTAGATACGCTTGAGTTCTCTCCACCTATTTTCTTAACACTTCCATCTATTTCTACAGTGTGCTCAGTAGACAAAGAAGCTAAAGGTGTAGTAATGTATTTTTTTGTTTCAGATAAAGACTTAAGTTTATTATAGATTAAGTTTACTCTTCTACTTTGTACGTTTGCATCCTCGTTAATAAACAACTCTACAGAATTAGGGCTAAGTTTAAACCCTAATGGCTTAAGCATGTCATACAAACCTTGATTGTATTCTCTGTGATTCTCTTCATCCTTAGGTACTGCAGGTACTCCAGGGAAGTTATTAAAGTATTTTTCTGTGTTCAAGTAGAAAGTACCTAACTCAGTGTTTACTAAAGAGTAAGGAGAAAGATTAAGAGCAAATTGTGTATCGTAAGAGTCTCTGATGTTTTTAGTATCTAAAGACTGTGCTTGAAACACCCTAACATCGCTAATTTCTCCTTCTTCGTTTCTTTTAATTTCTGTAGTATAACCTTCAATATAAGGCATACTAAAGATACGATTAAACTCATTCTTAAAGTTCATGCTACTAATAAGCTTAATAGCAGCATTATCCGTAGGCAGGTAATTTAGGAACTGTTTAAATTGAGGATAAGTTTCAGTAAGTCCTTCTACTCTAGAGTAAAGCTCAGCGTAAGAATTAGCTCCTGATAAAGTACGTTGTAAGATATTCCAGTTAGTAGTAAAGTCTCCTATCAAAGGAATTCCAAATACAGGATGAAGTACTTCTACACCATTATCATATCTAGGAAGAGTCTTTAAAGCATTAATTAAAACTTGTGAAGCAAGTTGTTTCTGAGAGACTTCATTAACACTAGACTCAAATGTAGCAAACTCTGTATTTGCTTTCTCTAGTTCGTCTACTTGGGTATTTACAAGTTCCCTCTTAATCTTGTCATCAAATAAAGTAGAGTTTTGTTTATGATATTGAACTATGCTACCAAATCTATCGTACATGTCTACGATAGAATCAATTTGAGGAACTAAGTCAACGTTTTTAGTTTTGTTATACTCCTCAAGTAACTCATTATATCTTTCTTCTAAGTATTGACCAATATAAGGATAAACTGAATTAGCATTCTTAGCAGTAGCTACGATGTTTACAAAGCTTTGTCCTCTGCCTTTAAATACATTATTAGCAACAAAAGTATACAAACTATCTACATCATCTAAAAGTGCCTTAGAGTCCCTAAAAGATAGGGAATTGGGCATACCATCCTGGTCGTAGTAAGTAAACTTACCAGAGTAAAGAGTTTTAAAATATGCATTAGCTTCATTACGTTTAAACTGGCTAATGTTGCCTTTGTACAATCTACCAAAGTAATGATCAACAGTCTTCTTGTCTGTAAAGAAGTTAGTAAGGAAGTCCCAAATCTTAGTAAAGATAGACTTAGCATCTTTGTTTTTCTTTATGTTCTCAGGTAAGGTCTTTCCTTTACTTAATGCGTAAGCACGGAAGTCTTCCGCTAATCTTTCTTCTAGTTCTACAAAAGGTAATTCTCCGTAGATAGTTCTAGCTTGAGCATAAAGACTTTCTTTTTGTTCAGGAGTTAAATAGAACTGAGAGAATTCATGCCATGCTTCATGATAAGCTTCTGCATAGTTAGCACCTTCATACAAGAAAATACCTGCTTTAGACCAAGAAGCATAAGCTTCAGGGTGACTAAGAGTGTTATCAAAGATAAAGGTTGTGTTCTTGAAAATAGGATGGTTTGCTACCCAGTTCTTTGCAGCTGCTTTTTGTTTTGCATTAATCTTATTACTAAGTGTTCTTCTTCTAAATAACTCAGGAGCTTCTCCAGGCAATTCCGCTGGACCCATTCTATTTAATCTATCACGAACAGTAAGAGTTTTAGGCGTTGGAGTAGTATCTGTAACCTCACTAGTTTGGGTAGGGATGCTTTCTACTACATCAATTACTTCAATGTTATCATTAGTTACATTTACTTCAGGTTCTACTACTGTATAATCAGAACTAAAAACTAACTTTCTATTTTCCTCTCTCTTAATAAAAGCACCAAACTCAGGACTTTTAACGTAGTCCGTATAACTGTTATATTGTTTAGCTATGACGTTATTTCCAGATACTACAAGAGCAGTAAAGGGTTTATTGTCTTTTAATAGTCTAGCATCTACCAATTTGTATGATTTCTCACCCAGCTTAAGCAAGTCTGCTTGTTGGTCTTTTGTTTTTTGAAGATTCTTATTAGGCTTAGCTTTTACTACAATCTTATTATCATTTGTACTTGAAAGGTACAAGTTAGCGCCTTTAAAGTATCTAATAGCAAGTTTACTTTTCTCAGGATCTACCTTAACTCTAGTAGAGTTAATCTGTCTACTAATGTAGTTTAAGAATTCAGTAGCGTTAGTTCTAATAGACTCGTCTAATTCTTTAGGTAAAGTACCTTCATTAAAAGCATTTACAAGTGCTTGGATAGAGTTTCCATTAGTAGGAATAATAACTCCTGTGTATTTATTACGAGCATCTTCATTTACTACATGAACACTTCCTGGTCTAACAAAATAACTCTTACCTACACCCTTTTCCTCTAATGTAATACTATCTGTATGAACATAAATTGTTTCATTTGTAATACTAGACAGAGGCATAGGTTTATCCATTCCAGGAGCAATGTCAATGATGGGAGAAGTAATAATCTTTCCATTGTCTGCAAGAGTTCTAATTTGTGTAGTAGCAACATCAGCCTTGTCTCTTGCTAAAACATTTATAGATACAAATGATTTTTTAGCTTTACTAGGTTGTCCCTTATCAGTAAATCTAAGCAAGTTTCCTCTAGAGTCTATAAATGTAGTGCCTACACCTGTTCCTATTGCGGATGGCTTTTCTTTTACATAGTTGATAAAACCAGCATCATGTATAAGTTTGCCATTAACAGTAAGGTATCCTACTAACAAATCTTTTTCTTCGTCTGTAAGAGAGGTTTTGCTTTGTAGTTCTTTTAAGCCTTGTACAGCTGCAGGAGAAAGTACGAACTCGTATATTCCCATCATAGACTGTATACGAACATTTAAGTCAGTTGACTTGCCTGAACGTTTATTTTCAGAGTAAGCATTCAGAATATTGTAACTTAAAGTAACTGGAAAGTCATCAATTGCTTTATCATCTTTACCCAAAGAAACCATATTAAGACGTAAGCCTTTTCCAGTATACTCAGCTGACTGTATCTCTTGACTCTGAATATCTTGAGCTAAGTCAAAGTTATCTGCTACAGTAGTGTCTTCGTCAGTTGGAGTATCTAATACTTCCTCAACTTTTCCATCTTCTGTAGTAGTCGTAGTAGCATCAGGAGTAATTTGATTATTATTAACCAAAGTAGTTACTAAATCAAATACTCTTTGTTTTTGTTTAGGACCGAATGGTAAAGCACTTACATCTACAGTACCTTGTAAAGCTAAGTCAAATGTAGACTCAATCTGATTAATGTACGTAGGGAAGAAACCTAACAGAGCACTTCTAACCTCATTCAAAGTCTTAAATTCTCCCAACTTAGTTACTAAGTCTCTAATCACGCCACTAAAGAAACGCTTAGCTTCTTCATCATCAAAGTCAGGATTGTTTAATGCTACGTTAGCCTCTGCTAAGTATTGAGCAAAAGTATTATAAACATCTTGGTCTACTGATGGACGCTCTCCAGGAATGTTTGTAACTGGAGTAGGAGTAGGTTCTTCTGTTTTGTTAGAAGCAGGTTGAAAACTACTAGTAGATGTAACAGGCTCTTCTTTATTTAAGATAGCCTTATTCATCTCTATAATCTTATTAACTGCATTAGCAGTATCTAACCCATTAGTTGCAATCTTGTAACTATTATTCAGAACATATTCTCTTTGTTGTTCTAAAATAGTAGGAGTTTCTGGAGACTCTTGTTTTTGTTCTTTATGTTGTTCTAAAGCAATACCCAATCTTAAAAGCTGTGCAGGAGTAAGATGATCATGTTTACCTTCTTCTAATTCTCCTGACTCCAATTCTTCTGGAGTTAACTCAGCTATTGCCATTAAATGACTTTGAGTATCTTTAGTCTCAGGATTATTTAAGTTTGTTCTTGCTTCTGTAACTGCTTCTTCTTCAGATAAGATAGTTCTGGTACTTAACTCACTCTCGATATCTTCCATCAATTGAGGTGTACTTACTAAAGAAAAAGGTTTAGTCTCCTCTAACTGAGGACCTATTGGAGTAACTGCTTTTTGCTCAAGATCTTGTAAAATAGGAAGGAAAGAATCTTTTGCTAACTGTAACTCTAGTAAAGTAATCTGTTGAGGATTCTCTTCTAACAATTGTTGAAATCCATCTATTCTATCTGCAATAGTTGCATTTACTCTCTCTTGGAATTTATTGTACTGAGCAGTTAAGAACTCATATCGTGGATCATTCTCAGGAACTTGAGAAACTGCAGAGCTAGTCTGAGAAGCAACAGTTAATAAATCAATTAAAGAAGTATTAGGATTCTCTGCTGCACTTGCTTTCTTATCAAACTGTTTAGATAAGATTTCTTGTTTCTCAACCTCCGTAAGTCCAGCATATTTATCAGCATTGTTCTTGAGAGTCAAAAGAATATTAGAAGTAGACTGTAAAGAATCTTCATAAGCTTTAAGTTCTTCTGCACTTAAAGAAGTAGGATCTACTGTAAGAAGTTCTTCTTGGAATAGAACATTATTAAAGAAACTTACTTGAGCCTCACGATCATCCAATAAGGTAGACAGATCTTTAATATTAACAATGTCCTGCATAGAGTTTAATCTGTTAGCAAGATTGTCGATTGCAGCTAACTGCTTTATTCTTTCTTCTGGAGAGATCTTATTGTCTTGAAATTTTTTATTTACAAATGCTTTATAAGTTTCTGGATTATTTGCAATGTTCCATCTAGCCTGATCTCTCCTATCCATGTAAGCAGAACGTACTTGTGTCTGCCCTCCAATCTTTGTTTTGTAAGAAGCAGAAGACTGTATCCCTGAGATAAATAAAGATGGAATAAATCCTTCTACAAACGTAGATAAGGCATTGTCCCAAGTCAGTTCATTGTCTTGTTGAACTTCAAAGTTTTTTGTTGCAGCATACTTATCTATAATATGATTGCCTAACAAAGAACCTAATTCTTCTATAGACTCTTGTGTTGCCCCAGATAATGTTTTTCTAACTAATGCTGGAGCCACAAGTAATGCTGCATTTAATTTACTAATAGCATTATTTGGGACTAAACCCATGAGTAGGTCTCTTTTTGCAGTGAGCCTAGTAAAGTCTAATGGAATCTTATCTCCTATCTTTTTAAATAAAGGATCTAAAGGTCCACCTACTGAACCTGCTTTAAAAAATTGAGTTTCAGGAATAATTGTCTCACTTAATCCCTCTACAAAGGCTCTGCCTAAAGCAACCTTTAGAGCACTGTCATTATCTTTAAAGTTAGATTTTTCTTCTGCATAAAACCTTGGAAAGGTAGTTGCTGTTACGTTTCCAAAAGTAGCAATACGAGGAGCTACGCTTTTTAAGAAGAAAGCACTCTGCTCTGCATTCATACCAGACTTAACAGCAATATTACTCCAAGATAAATTAGATGCCCTTGCAACTTTACCTACTCCCCTAGATAATAAGATAGTTGTTGCTACATCTGTAGCAATAGGAAGTACTTGTTCAAAGGGTGCAGCCCAGTTGTAAGTATATTCTCCATTTGGATTTTGATATCTCCACTGACTAGTAGAGACCTTGTTTCCGTATATATCTCTCTTAATCTCGAATTCGTCTAGCTTGTTATTCTTATTTAAATCTTGTCCTACAAAAAAGCTAGGGGGCGCAATAGACTCTGCTGTCTGTCTTAAATTAAACCCAGTAGCATCTGCTCCTATTAGGTCTACTACTCCTGCTGCAGTCTTTACTAGGTTTGATGCAGTATACTTGACATTATTAGCTGCTATGTCAAATAACCCTGTACCTGATTGGTTACGTAATACCTCTGCTCTTTCCTTGTCTATTTTTTCTGTATGTAAAGTTGGATAAAACTGTTTAAGGTATTTATCTTCATTTGTGTACGGACTTAACTTTGCCTGTAAATCTTTGGTAAGTTTTAGGTTTCCTTGTAATGCAGCTTTCTGACTAAGCAGTTGTTCTCTAGTAGAACCAGTAACTGATTTTATTTGTTTGTCTAGCTCTGCTATACTATTAGTAAACTCTAACTCCTTATTCCGTAATGCAGCTACTTGTGCATTAGTGTAATCTAGTGCTAACTGAGAAGCAATCTTATCACTTTGAACCTGTCCTGTTTTATATAACTCTAAATCTTCTGCGTTATATAACTTCGATCCAAATTGTTTAGAGTCTAAATCAGCTAAATAATCAATAGTTTCTTTAACATTACCGTTAGGTCCTTGTAAAGTGAATATGGAGTTTTTATTCTTTCCTAAATTATTTAGGACAGATTGTTTTTGATCTACGTTAGCGTTAGCAAAATAGTCATCAATATTTACTTTGGCTTGTTTTACAGAATTGTAAGTCTTAGCTGTTGCAATAATGTCTGCATAAGCTTTTTGTAGATCTAATAAAGGTTTACCTTCTAACTTCTGTGATGCTTCGTTGAACTTATTATAAAGTTCATCCATTGCTTTTAAAGACTCTTGTAAAGAACCTTCCTTAAGAGTTTTTTGAAATATAGATGCTGCCTTTGTAATGTCTGCAGATGTAGAAAGTCCTTTAACATCGCCTAATTGTTTTTCATCTGATATCTTTCCAACTCCGTAAGCACCTTGTAGTCTTCCTGCTAAAGAAGTATCAAGTAAAGAATCTACAGAAAGAAACTTACCTAAGTTGTCTGCTAACAGTTTTTCTTGTACAGGAACAACTGGTGTAGTTAAGGCATTAATTGCCGCTACTTCTTGTTCGTTACGAAGAATATCAGAATGTATTTGCTCTGAAGTTTTACCTGTTTTTTCTAGGTGTATCTTATCAATCTCGTTTCTTAGAGGATTAAAAGGCATAGTTAAGTAAGTTTTTGATTATTTAATTGATTAAAAAGGAAAAGACATCTTTCTTCTTCCAGAATATGTCTCAACAGTATTGCTCTTGGCTATACTTTTTATCTGATCTAAATCAGATACATACAGATCTTTAATGTTCTCACCAGTAACTAGGGTGGTCTGTCCATTCTTTAGTTCTACAACATAAGAATCAGAATCTGTAACACTAGACAAATATTTTAAAAATGATTCTACTGTCTTCTTTTGTTGACCCATAGGAGTAACTGCAAGCACTTTAGATGGATCTTTTATTACTTGCGCTATAGAAAGTTTGTCTATATCCTTATTTACAGTGGTAGGATCAAACATCATTGGAACATTATAAAAGTCTTGTTGATCAACTTTAGCTAGGTCCATCAGTTCTTTCTTTTTCTTAAGAAGATTTTCTGGTTTTTGACTTTCTAACTTTTGTTTATACTCCTCTTTTAGTAAGTCATTTCTAAGTGATTGAGCTTGTCTAGCATCTGCTCTTGCTTCTTTCCAGTATTCGTTACTAATAAGGTCTCTACTTACTTTCTCAGTAGCATACATATTACCCATATTAGTAGCAAATTTATCTTGGTAAATCTCCATATAATCTCCTAAGTCAAAGTCTTCAAATGAAGTAGCTGCCTTTTGCTCTGCTAATAAACGAGACTGTTCATAGTAAGTAGCTCTTTGTTTTGCTTGCTCTAATTGACTCTTTATAACGGTAGACTTAGTGGTATTATAAGCTTTCTGAAGTCTGTCTGTCTCTGCTTTGAATAATTTAGCATTCTCTGCAGCAGTCACTGCTTTTGCTTGCATATCCTCTACATAACCTTGATAAGCATTTTCTTTTCCTACTTGTTCCAAGCTATAGCCAGCATCCATTTGGAATTGTCTTAACTTATTAGGATCACTTGCAATAAATGCTTTAAACTTGTTTGCTAAGTCGGTAGCATCAAATCCTTCTGTAGTTATCTTTTCAATATAAGCAGGTCCCATAGCAGACTGCATATTAAAAGATTCACTTTGATTTGGTTTTTGAGTCTTCATAAACTCCATCCAATCCTTGGAAAGATCTACGTACGGAGTATACTCTTTTCCATAACTAAGTTTCTGACCTAACTTACCACTGTTTACATAGTCATTAACATCTTTCATGTAGTAGAAGTCATTGACTACACTACGTTCTCCTGGTTTCATTTTAGAAAGCTGATCTTGTCTACGAGCAACTTCTTTACCGTTTGATATAGCTGTTAAGATGTATTGATCTCTTTCTAAAGGCTTTCCGACATTAAGAACAGCTTGTACGTTTGCCTTATTAGAAAAGTCTAATCCTGCACTAGAACTAATAGAACGGACTAGGTTAGCCATACTCTTATCAAAGTATTCTTTTTCTACATCTGTAAGAATAGAACTTCTAAGATTATGATATGTATCTATACTCTGTTGTACCTTAGCTACTCCTTCATCATACATCTCCTGTTTCTTCTGAGCAAACTTAAGTAAGTCGTCAGCTGGAAGTGGAGAGATATAATCTGGATACTCAAATTTGGTATGTTGTGCTGAAATTGGCATTGGTCTTAGTTTTATTTTTTATACATTCCTTTTTTACCCTTGGGTTTTTCAGCAGCTTTTTTAGCATCTTGCTCTTTCATGTAGTTATACATTTCAAAAGCAGCTCTCATACCTTCAGGTAAAGACATTTCTCCTGTTGAGCTTACATTAAATCCAGGAGCAACAATAGGAATACCCATAGCTTTTAAGTTTTCGTCCTGTACAAATTTAGCTTTTTTATTTACTAAACTAGCTATTGCTGCTTGTTTTTCTGCAGATTGTGCATCTCTTGCTTGACCTACTAAATTATTATATACTTTATCAAACGCTCCTGCATTAAATTGATCTGCTTGAAACTTCATTTGTGCATTAGCAATATCAGCTCTAGAGCGGCCTTCAGCATCGTAATTCTGTTTAGTCTGAAAAGCTTTTTGCTTAGCGTCCAATCCTGCAATGTATGCCATATTAGGATCTGCTCCACCTCTAATAGCTGCTGTACCCATGTTGTCGATGTCCTGAAGTTGACTTTGAATATTTAAAGTCTGAGGACGAATATAAGGAGCATCTATTTCAGGTATAGCATAAGAATAGATTTCTTGTGCTTGTGCTAATCCCATTGCTTCAGGAATTGCTTGATATGCAGGAAAGTTGCCAGGAATGTATTTACCAGTCTTAGGTTTTTCTACTTCTCCTATTTGTGTACCTGATGTATCTTGCTGAGCATTATTATCTGTAGTAGTAGACTTTTTTGGTTCAAAGTTAGGCAACTGTCTTGATGCAGTATATAAACCTAACTTAGAGTCAATAGAACGTTGACTACCTTCTTCAGGAATAAAACCCATTTCAGAAGCAAACTTGTCTGCTTCTTCTGGAGTGTATCCTGCCTTTAATGCTCTATTTCTGACCTCTTCAGTATAAGCAACTTGTGCTCTACGCATTTGATCTTTATTTTTAGGATCAAAGGTTTCTCCTTGTGCTTCTAGGTCTTTAATAAACCAATCGTAATTCTTTTTAAATAAATCTAAGTTTGACTCCTGACCATAGACTCCTGAGGGAAGTGTAGACTGAAGCCCAGGAACTTCTGCAATTAACAAATTAGTCTTAGGATCCATCTTAGCAACTTTAGCACGAGTACCTGGCTGATAAGTAGGAATAGGTTCTTTAACATCTGCACCTTGTTCCATCTCTAAAGATGCGGCTTCTCTTTTAGCTAGACCACCATATTGCATTTCTGCAATAATCTTAGCTTGTACATAACCAGGTAATGCTTTAAATCCTGGGTTATCTATACCTGCCCCATTCTTAGCTTCTAGTTCTCCATTAGAGTTACCATTCAGTAATTGTTGATCTCTAAACAAATCATCTAGAATCTTTTGATTACGTTGCATCATTAGGCTAGCAGTGTCTTTATCTACTTGCTTAGCAAAAGGGTTATCTAAGATCTTCTTATAACTAGTAGTATCATAGTTCTTAGCAATCTGAGCAAAAGTCTTCTTAGATCCTTCTGGTTTTAGATTATTAGAATATACACGAGTTTGATCTGGCAAGTTAGTAGGGATACCTCCATTATCATGAGAAGGTCCTTCAGCCATTTCTGTCTCTAAGTTAGGAAGTTGGATAAACTCTCCACCCTCAATTTCTACATTGTTAATGCCATCACTAGCATAACGTTTATTTATTTTTGCACCCATTTCGGCTTTTATTACAGGTTGATACTCTGTACCTCCACTAGTAGTACGACCATACATATAGTTATAGTCATATAGAGGCTTAGTGTTTCTTTGTTGAATAGATTGAGTAAGCTTACGTTGATTTTCTAAATCTTGGTTATAGGAAAGAACTGTGTCAATACCTGCAAGTCCTAAACTAATAAGGCCACTTTCTTGTCCTTTAAATTCGTCTTTTATCTTATCTAATAGACTTTTATCTAATGACCCTGTATCACGTTTCTTTGTAAGTTCGTCAGACTTAGAAACTTTTTGTTCTTCAGTAGGTATCTGATTTGCATCTAAGGTAAGATAAGATGGAGTAGTTGTATTTGGTACCTTAGGATTAACTTTAGTTTGCCAATCCCACTTTTCTGCAGCACTAGAAATATACCCAGGAATATTTAAAAGTTCTCCAGGATTATCAGCATTATCTAAAAGCTGTGGATTAGATAAGTTTACAGGCTTAGGATTTAATTCATCCGTATTTCCTCCTGTACCAAACCTTTTAAATAGACGATTTTTTAACATGTTTTAATGATTAATGTTATTAACTTCAGATGTTAATAACTGCTTGGAAATAAGCTAGTTATACAAATATACAAGATTAATAAAAAAAAGCAAGGGGTAATTGCTTACCCCTGTCCTCTGCTTCTTTTAAGATAATTCTTGCTGTTCTTGGACTTGGAAGCCCTTGTTTTTGCTACAACCCCTTTCCTTCTGATCTTTGGTTTAACTTTAAACTTTAGAACTGAAGAGGTTGATTTAGATTTAGAAGACTTAGTAGTCTTAGCGGATTTAGATGGAGCTGCCATATATTTAGTTTTAGTTTAGTTATTTTAGTTATTTAGTTTGTTAGCACTTCCATCTTCTGCGTGCTTGTCTGATTCTGCTATTAGGATCATTCTGTGTAGCCTGTGAGGATCTACGTAATTGACCTAGTGATCTAGCACAATAAGACTTTCTACGCATAGCTGCCTTGCTACCAGGCTTTACCTTACCTGTAACAGCAGTGCTTAGTTTAGAACCAGGATTTGCTCTACGATAAGCCATTACACCTTTCTTAGTCATACCTGCTCCTTGTTTTGTAGGACGGTAGTTTGCTCCTGGACCTTTAGTAGTTTTAGGAATGTTTCCACCCTTAGCCATGTAAGCAGCTTTAAGTTTACCCCCAGACATAAACTTGTAACCGTACTTAGAAGCATCTTGTCTAGCTTCTTGTATGTTACCTTTGTTAGCAGCTACAAATCTTGCTTTAGCAACTGCAGTAGGCATCTTTCCTCCGTCAGCCATATAAGCACCCTTCTTAGCACTTCTCCAAGTACCTCCCTTAGATTTGTAATACTTTGCAGCCCAACCATTTGCATATGCACTTGGGTATACATCAAACTTTTGTCTAGCTAGAGACTTTGCTCTAGACCATAGTCCTGGGTTATTAGGTTTATTAGCCATTGTTATTTTCTTTTATGATTATAAGGAATTCTTTGTGATGAAGTTTTAGTTGCTTTAAATCTAGCTCTCTCCTTAGATGAAAGTTCTGAACTTGTTTTAGGAGTCTTGCTATTAACTCTACGAGAAGGTCTACATGCAGGATATCCTCTACTCTCCCCTTTTTGCCTTCCACAAGTCTTACCTGTTTTTACATCTACCCATTTCTCAGCAAACCATCTATCAAGTCCTCCGTGATTACCTCCCTTAGACATGTAAGCTAACTGTAAGCGACTCTTTTTATTTAAGTTGTTCATTTTTTTACTTTAGATTTTTTTAAAAAGTCAGGTAAACTATAGTTTACTTTTTCTCTGTTAAACTGTTTAGATAATTGATTAGCTAACTTTAATCTGTTCTGCTTGTCTTCTACCCTACGTAGAATACTAGCTACACCGTTTACCATATCCTTGTCATTAGAGTGGTCTACCTTACCGCCATTCTTTTGTTTAATATAAATAGGTTTGCCTGTAGCATCTTTTTTATAGTAGAACCTGTCATAAAAGTCATAAGGCTTTCTATTACTTCCATATACTACTTGATCCATCAAAGGCAAATCAAAATCGTAGCTATCATACAAAGAAACATAGTCACCTCTCTCATCAGTGCCTTGAGACAACTTAAATTTCTGCAAAGGATCTGTTTGGTCAAAAGGAATCTCTTCAGAGTTTAATGCAGGATTAGATACAAAGGGGGCTAAGGAATTCATATTGACACTTCTTCCTGGTTTACCCTTGGACTTATTCATATAAGCATCAATAAGTTTTTGCGGATCATACACATTATTTAAAGAATAATATTGTGCATTAGGGTCACTTGCATTAGCAGGTTTGTATTTAGACGGAGTCAGGTACTTAGACTTAGTAGGCAAACCCAAAGCCACTCTCCATGCTTCTTCTCCTACAGAATAATCTCCTGCCTGATCCCTCATAGGAGCTGCACTGTTTCCAAATAAACCTCCAATTGCATCAGGGATACTAGGATAAGATACTGGACGATAATTATTAAATATAGCTTCTTTACTAGCATCTCCTACTTTTTGAGCAACTTTACTTGCTCCTTTTGCAGTAGCAGCTACGTTTGTAGCAAGTTGTGGATTACTACCTAACACTTTAACAAACATGTTACTAAAAAAGTCCGATACTTTAGAAGCAGCATTTGTCAGAGTATTCATCTCTCTGTCAGCAGTAGTACCTCTTTTAGTATATTCTTTATCTCCTATTCTAGTGTTTGCCTTAATGTAAATAGGTTGCATTCTTTCAGGAGAATTAAAAGTAGAAGTGTCTATACTAGACGTAACTCCTCCATTAGGCATCTTACGCTTCTTAGAATTCTTATAATTCTTGTATGCACCCTTAAGCCTAGAGCCTGAGGGTGCATTAGAATTTCCAATTACAGAACCATTTACTCCTGGTACAAACATTACTTTCTCATTTTAGCGAGTGTCTTAGCTAAGTTAGCACGCTTAACAGTAGTAGAAGAGTATGCAGACTTGTTAGCTAAAACTTTATCCCGAAAAGCAGGTACAGACATACCAGCTTTTTTAGCTTGTGCAGTAAAAGATCCTGGCTTTTTAATTGCTTTTTGAATCCATTTACCTCCTGATTTCATTTTCTTACCTCCGCATTCCATGCAGCCTAAGTAAGAGTCTTTCAAACGGCTCATATTATTTTAGATTATTTAGTTTAAGATAATGTCAACAAGTAAAGAGTTTGAGTGATCAATCCCAAGATCTCATCAATGATGTTTTGGATGTGAGTGTTCTCCATACCAAAAACTCCTCTGTGTTTAAACACATAGTCTTTTAAATAAACTAAGTGGGTTCTAGAGTTCATGTACTCAGATGCAGGGATCTTAATATTTAAACGCTTTCCAATAGTACCAAAGTAAGTCTCAGTTAAAGAATCAGTAAGATCTAAGATTCCATCGTAGTAAGAATTTAAAGCTTTATGCTCTGCATAATTTACTGTCTGAAGATGAGTCAAGTGGATAATATCACGAGACTGAAACAATTGACCCAAGAAGATTTCAGGTTTAATTGTTGTGAAAAGTTCTTTTTCTTTCATTGTTATATGTTATTATGGATTTGTTTGTGTGATTTGAATGGTATTAATAAACTTAAATCTAGAGTATTGATCTTGGATCAATCTTACTTTAGCAAAGTCTGATTTAATTTTGTTTTTCTGATAAGACACAGATACAGGTCTTACACTCTTACTATTAGGTACCTTGTCTATAGGATATTGAGTAACTAAGTCACTCCATTGAGTAGACCAAAGAGGTTGGCCATTTCCTTGAGCTGCAACGTTCCAAAATCCATTGAAGGTATAAAGTTGTTCTCTACGAGAGATAAGAGCTTCTATACCTGTTGTTGTCATTCTAGGATAGGTAATCTTTTGTCTTGTGTTACCAAACTCTTCAGGAATCAACTTAATGATACCAGAAGACTGTTCCTTATTATAGATAATAGCCTTAGTAAAGTTTGCTAAGTTTTTCTTATTAGCAGTAGATAAAGAATAGTATTCATAGTCAGAATAATATTCTTGAATATCTTGCATAAGCGTAACTGAGTTTACAGTAGAGACTTGAGGGAAAGAGTTTACATTGTATTCTAAGATATAGGGATACAAAGTTCCATAGTAAGTCTGGTATGTAAATACAGATAAGTTATGATTCCATAAACTTGCTCCAGCTCCTGTATTTCTGATTGTTTGGAAGTGGCCTAACTGAGGTACAAAGAAGTTTGGCAAGTAAGAGTAAAAAGAAATAAAGTTCTTTAACTTAGGAGAATATGCTACTGTCCAAGATTTATTTTCAAAGATTGTAGAGTCAGTTAATTCTACTTGGCTCTTACCTAAGTTATCCTGATAGTAGAACTTTCTATCTTCATAACTTACTTGTCCAGTAATATCCTTCCTTACTCTATAGTCTAGTTTTGTAATAAATACTCTTTCATATCTTTCATCCCATCCCATTACAATTCCTAATCCAGATTGCGGACTGTCTAAATCTACTTCTGGAAAGTCTTTAATAATCTGGAAGGGTAGATTCTGTTTGAACCAGTTAAAGTTGTTTTCAGTTTTAATCTCGTTAAAACCATCACCTGTCAACTGATAGATATGTCCACGCTTGGCATCTACCCAGAATGTTCCATACTCACACTTTACATAAGCTTTGTGTTGAGTACCAATATATCCTAAATCAGTCTTAGAAAGATCTACAGGTTTTTGTTTGAACATCTCTGCATTACCAATCTCTAACTGATAAGGAGAAGTAGTGCTTAGTGTAATACGAGAGTTATAAACTTTAGTAGTGTTTTCAAATCTAGCATACACTCTTTCGTTCTCCCCAGAGTTCAAATCAATTAAGCGACCTCCTTGTTTAGGAAAATCATAGAAGTTTCCTGGGCGGAATACTCTCCAAGCATCAGAGAGATAGTTGGAAGAGTTTGCAGGATCAGAATAAATAACTCTATTAAAGTGGTAAGTCAAGCAACCTAAGTCAGGGTATTTTAACCTATAAGGTAAGTTAGGACTTAAGTTCTGTGCAGAGTAAGTAGCATTATAGTGATAGAAGTTATCAAACTTAATAGGTACATTTACCTCATGCAACCACTCATCAGGAATACCTTCCCCTACATTAGGATAAAAGTTTTCTTCTAGGTCATTTCTTCCGTGACGTAAGTCTACGTTAATATCAGACTCTACATAGAATACTGGAATACCATAAGAAGCCGTATAAAAGAATCCTTCTCTATCTACATCAAAGGAATTGTTTGCTGAGTCAAGATTTATTTTCGGAATAAAGTCATTTAAGATATCAGCAAAAGCAAGAGTAAAGGAAGTATTGGCTACCAACTGTGCTGCTATAGTTGCCGCAGAACCTGAGCCTAGAGCAGGAATAAGAGCTGGAACATTACTTGCAGCTACTCCTGCTGCAATTAATCCTAGAGTACGTGCTACGTCTCCTGCAGTAATAGGTTCCGATGAGTTACCTGCATAATAGGTAGGATATCCTAAGTTAGGATACAACCAATAATCAAATGGAACGTTATCTACTTTAGCAGGAAGGTTAGCTAGGTTACGGGTAAAGAAAGAGTGTTTGCGTTTAAGTGCAAATTTATTAATGTAGGTATCTCCCCCGAATGCAGGATAGTACTTTCTTTCTAATGTATAGACCCCATTAGAGTTTAAGTAAAACTTAGCTGAGTATCCAGTAGAAACATATTTAATGTTTTCTATAGCACCATATTGGTTGGGAAAATTTCTCTTTATAGAAGCGTAGTATGCTCTTGTATTACTCTCGATAATCTGAGAAGGATTTTTTTCTACACCCGCTTGAGAGATAGTAAATCTAGTAGTGTCTACAACAGTAGGATTTAAATCTACTAAGGTTCCTTGTGTTTTCAGGTACACAGAAGTTTCTCTAAACTTATTATGCAAAGGTGCATCGTCATTAAGTTCAACAATCTTATCATTGGCATATAAACCAATTTCTAAGAATCTTCTTTTCTCTCCTGAGTTTGGAATAGGAGTAAACCTAGTATAGTTTCCTACCGAATTATATTGCCAAGCTAAGTCTCTATAAGACATTGCTTTTTCAATCAATTCTTTTAAAATAGAGGTATTAGTGATAATCTCGGTTATTCTACTTTCAAAATTAGTTTTTAATGATGTGGTAGTACCTGTTTCATTTTCTCCTGCTGTTACATAAGATAAAGCAACAGCAATTGTTGAAGATAATAAATTAGTTCCTTTTCCGATAATCTTATATTTAGGATGATCTAGTACAGGAACAAAGTGTCCTTGTACTTTACCGTATTCTAATGTTTCAAGCTTAAGCTCTGTACCTATTTTTGGTAACTGAAAGTGTGTATCAGGAGAGTGGAAAGTAAACCTTTGAGATCCGTAAAGAATAGTATTATTAAATCCACGATGTAATGGAAATTTATCTGTAGACTCTCCTCTATCTCCAAAGTCATACCAGTCAGGAGAATCCTTTATGTATGCATCTGAGTTAAGATCGTTATACGGATAGTTAGGGTAGTAGAATTTTTTATTGCTGATAGGATCTAAGAAGGTTCCTACATCATAAACAAGACCCTTAGCAATAACTGATTTGTTATTTACACGATTACCTCTTACTAACTCATAACCACAAATAAGTTCAGCTACGGGAATTAGACTATCTCCATAAGTATTTAAAGGATCTGTAACGTAACTACTTTGTAATAACTTCTCAAACTCAACTTCATTAATACGAACACCAATAGGATAAATTAACTCTTGGTTGTCTGCATGAATATGGTCTATAGCACTGTCAGGAAACTTATGGAAACGAATAGGTTGTCCTGCTAAGTCTCCCCATACAGTTTCATAACAAGGATAGGTTTCTGTAGATTCCCAATAAGCAAATTTTCCTGAGTGTTTTACAGGGATTTTACAGCTATATTGTTCTTCTTGTTTAGTAGGAGTATTTACAGGAGGATTGTAATTACGGTCTCCTGTATTATATACTTCCCATCTTTGAGGATCTCTTTGTGGAATACAATCATTCTCTACTACAAAAATATCATTTGTTGATCCTCTTGGTATTGTAGCTTTTTCACTTAGGGTAGCTGTTCTTCCAGGAATATGAAATACATCTGTATACTTACCATTCTTCAGTTTAAACTTAATACCAAAAGGATAAACTTCATCCCTCTGATACGTACGGAAGAAATAAGCAATCTCAGGATTTGAGTAGTCAAACTTACCATCTGCGGGCATTTCTACAGTTTCCCAACGCAACTCAATCTTATTAGCTAAAAGCTGAAAGTTGTATTTAGGAGTTTCTGTTAGATCTGCAAGCATTAAGATATCTACTTGCTTCTCAATGATTCCTGCATTAATGTAGTGAGGACTACGGATTAAAGGAACAATAGAAGAGAAGGTAGAAGAATAATCCCCAGAGTAAATTAAAGAATCTTTTTTAGTAGAAAGATTTACTCTATAGGTTCCTACTAAATGATAAGTAGTTACTTCATTTATATTCTCAGCTACAACTAGATTAAAGTAATCAAAAAGGTCTGTACTATGTTCAACAGAAACCCTAATAGATTTAGAAGTCTCGTACTCTGTTTGTTCAGTGATAGTCCTTTCAAAGATTGGAATAGGGTTAGAAAAGTCTACGTAATCTGTAAGTTCTTTTCCATTCTCATCTGCATAGGCAATAGAGAAAGAATATACGCCACCCTTAAGTCTCCCTCCAGAATCAACTGAGGTAGGATAAATATCTGCTTGACAGAAGTCAGGGAAAAGTTTTAATCTATCACAAGCATCTGGAAGATTAGAAATAGGAACTCCACACTGATCATTTCCATAAGGTTCTTCTAACCAGAAATATCTAGGAGAAATATTCTTACCAATAAAGTAAATCTTAGTCTTACAATCATCAATACGATACTCCGAGAATACAGGATAGTCAGGACTAAGACCTAGACAACACTTACCATCAGGGCAAGTGTCACTCATAATTACTGTAAACGTACAGCAAGTATCTAGACTAACTCCTATTTCAGTACCAACAGTACTTTCTACAGTAGTTCCTGAGATACATCCACAGTCAGTCTCAGACTTAATTAATCTAGAACAGTCTTTGTTAAAGTTTGTAACTTGTCCAATAACAGATCTCCCATCAGGATGAGCTAAGAAGACAACCAGTTTAGATTGCTCTGTAATGTTTAATGTACCTACAATTTTAAATCCAGGAAATTGACTGGTAAAATCAACACAGATTTGGTTAGAGGGTTCGTTAGTATAGGTTGTTGAGTTACCATCATGAGATTGAATGTTTGCGTTTAAAGCAAACGTAATCATATTCTCCTTAATCTGGTAGTTAACTGAATCTAAGTTTAACCCAGCAATATTCTGATTGATTCTATTTTCCATTAAAATTATTGGATATGATACTTAATAAAACGGTTACGCATCTTAACTACGTTATCCGCCATTTGTTGTTTAGTATAAGTCAACAAGTAACCATTAGCAGCCTGTAACTTATTCAATTGATCTTGTCTGTAGTATTGGAACTTAGCTTCTACTTGACGTTGACTTTCATCAACTACTGAATGCCAAAGCTGTTCAAAAAACTTAAACTTAAGATAAGACTTGATATACTC